ATTATTGGAAAAATCACACGTGGATACGTTATCTGATGCTCTACCTCTAATTCTAAAACCATTACTATTAGAATTAGCAGTCAACTCTAATGGAACACCTGTTCCAGAAGAACTAAGAGCTATTCCTAGATTGGAACCGTCAAAGATTAAATTGGCATTTGAACTTATGTTGGTGGTTCCATTTCCAAGTAAAACTTGTCCAGCGGTAAATGATGTTTGATTAGTGCCTCCGCGAGCTACGCTTAATGTGCCAGAGCTAATGTTAGACGCATTCAATGTCGTAAGCTGTGAGCCATCTATAGCGGGTAGTCTCGCAGAGCCGTCTAATTCAACTAAGTTTCCGGCAGCCGTTCCCGCCTGTAAGTCAGCCGCTAAAGGCGAGATCATAACAATAGCACTAGACGTAGCGCTAATTGGTGAACCGCTATTATTTGATGCTGTTACAGATCGTGATAATGTATTTCCAAGAGATGTCCATGTTCCAACACCAATTTCCCAATTATTATTATCTTCAATCACGTATGGGACGGTATTGCCGTTACTAACGCCAGCCGTGGCAAAATCCATAAACCCACTAACAGCGCTACCAAGCGTAATCGTGCCCGTTCCCGGCGTTCCAGAAACAGCTACCTTTACGCGGTTTGCAAGTTTATTTGCCATTTACAGCGCCTATCAATCAGTCTTCGGTAATTGCGGAAGCAGTCGTAAGCTGCGGTGTAACACCGGCAGATACGCTAATGTTTGGCGTAACAGTGCCTTTATAAAGCAATACGCCAGCGCCAGAAGAAGAGGTGCCAATACCAAAATGCGTAATTGTTGCCGTTGAGCCGGTGCAAGCCGGAAAGCTAACCGTAGCAACTGGAGAAACCTGTGTTGGGCTTGTTCCTGAAACAGTCCATCCACTCGTTGAACGCGCTACAGCTACACGCGCATATGACGTGTAAGACGTTTCATTTGTTGTCTGATCAGCAGCCTCGCCAGGATCAGACGTATGCAATGAAACATAAAAACTGCCAGCCGTAGATGATCCACGAAGGCCCGTAGCATCGCCTATATTTGCGGCATTCGTATTATTGAATAGCAACTGCAAAAGTGCAGTTTCCCATGAATTAGTCTTTGACATCGCTTACCTCAGTTAAATCCGCGTCTGCGAGCGTTGAGTGTTGTTTGTGAACGCATCGCACGTTCGCTATCCATCTTCAGTTCATCAGCAGCGCTACCCGCTAATTTTACCCAAGTGTCTATGCGCTCATCATTATTGAGATACGGAGCGGCATTAGATAAAGCGGCATAAAGATATAAATCTGGTGCTTTATTCAGAAGCCAGTTAAAAGCATTCGTTGATGATAAAACTGGAATCTTTGCGTAATAGGTGCAAGTAATCGTTACTGTCCCGCCGCCAGTAGGCGCAGGTATTAATTCAAACTGGCCATCAATAAGCGTATAAGCCCGCGTATTACCAACAGCAGCCTTTGATTTTAAAATCGCCGCTTCATCAGGGCCGATATATCTTAATGGATCAAATGGAACGCCAGTGCCTAACGGCGGCATTTCAAGCTGGTATGTCTCTAACCAATCCAAAGGAACAGGGACAAACTGATTACTTGTTGTCGCTACTTGGCGCTTAATCATGTCTCTCGTTCTAAGAAAGCGATTAAATCTTGCTTCAGCTAATGAAATAAAATCAGGAATAACAGCAGTTAAATCGGCTCTGTTAAGCCAATCGGCAATACTAGCTTTCAACTCTGTGTAGTTAGTTATCGCCATTGGATTCCTGCTTACATACTTCAGCATGCTCATGAGCATATTCGAATGAACCAATATGCTTCACTTGCTTAGAAAGATTATGATCTATAAGAACTTTAAAACCGTGTTTACGGGCAGACCGGCAGAAGAAAATATCCTCGCCACTAAATGAATGCGTTTTCATGCTGTAGCCCAAATGGAACCACGGTAATTCCATCGTCTCGAAGACTTCTCGCTGAATAAGCATGACGCCCATTCCTACAGAATGAACCTCTTCTAAACCTTCGCTTTCAGGCGTTGTGTAAACACAGTCCCAACTCTGATCTGAGCTAAATGCTACAGTCTTAACGGGCATACGCCGTGTTGCGTAATTGGCTGCTACAATTGGCTCATTATGCGCCATAAGACGATCAAGTGTGTCTTTAGGGAAGCGCATATCTGTATCTAAAAACAGAATATGACTGCAACCCGCCTGCATTGCCTCTAAGACTAATTCTTGTCTTTGATTAGCAATGAGCGTTCCCATAGACGTAAACATGTAAAGTTTACCGCCTTCAGGAATATGTTTTGCACTCCAATTAGCCGTTAATACAGCTAAGTCATACGCAAAGCCTGTATTGACTTGATCTCTACAGGGCAGACAAATTGCTACAGATGGCGATGTCATATGGTGCCAGGTCTTGTTCTAAAGAAACGGTTGTCTGGATCATTTAACCAGCGCTTGAGAGCTTTAGGATCATTTAAAATGCCCTTCTGTTGAAGATCATTATAAACAACCAACGGTAACGAGGCGACTTTACTAAATTCGCCAAACTTACCATGCGTCTCATTATATGATTTTTTATTAAGCTCTACGACACTAGAAACATCTTGCTCTGCTACAATTGTAGCTTCATCCGTCATCTCGTCGTAGTAGAATACATGGCTGATCCCTGTAGTGGGATCGTGATCCATTACTTTGCGCATAGAATAAAAAAAGGAGGGGTTTCCCCCTCCCTTTCCCTAATGTTGATGTAAGTTAGTTTTACGAAGTCGTCAGATCGGCAATGATCGCATGCGATTTCTCGGTGCGAACTTTCAAGCCATATTCCACAACAATCATTCTCTTCTCAGCGTCACCCGTTTTTGCAAGAACTTCTGTGCGGAAGTTACGGAGATAGCCGATTGAAGCATACTCAGGATCAAGGACGTAAGCCTGACGCTCTGGCTGGAAACGGTTAGGAACAATACGAACCTCACCAAAATCCGAAAGATATACGTCAGCCGCGCCGATGATCGCAGCAGGCTCAACATCGCCAACGTTGTAGCGAATCTGCGCAATACCCGTGAAGGTAGAAGCAACAGTTTTGTTGAACGGGCCGACCATGAGCACTTTAGGATCGCCACCTTGCGTCCACACTTTCTGAATCGCGCTTTTAAGCATCGTTTCAGTGAATGTGATCTGCGTTCCAAGTGTGCGGGCCGTCTGCGGGAAGCCGTCATTGGTCGAAGACATTGAAGGATCGGTAGAACCGTTCTTTACAACGTTCGTGCGCAGCCAAGCGCCAAGACCAGCCGTTTGACGTGCAGTCGTATTGTTACCAGCGACAGCAGCGTTGTTTGACGTGATCGTAGCTTCCATGTCTCTCTTTAACTCAGAAGAGGCTTTGGCCAATTCATAAGCTAAATATGAGCGCATGCCTGCTTTATCGACTGCTTCAATAGTGCCTGAAGTCTGGACGAGCTTGCGAGAGATTTGCGTGTAGTTCGCTACGCGGTTTGTGGCGGTGCGAGCATCGCTTGTGCTTGCTACGTCATCACCTTCAAGCTGTGCATTCGTCGTGACTGCACTAGCAAGATTGTCTATCTGCCATTCAAAATATGTGTTCTTAACATTCTCACGTCCGATGTTGCTCATCATTGGCACATCTACGGGAGCAATATTATAAATCACATCTGCTAAGTCCTCACGGACTGCGCGATACCCGTCATAGCGGGTAAGCGTATTAGTTACGATTGCCATTTTAATTCACCCTATTCGATGTAGTTTTCGAAATAGGCCGCTGCGTCTTGCACTCGGCCCGTTTTAGCGAGACGTTGCTTTGCGCGAGAAACTTCTGAGCGGGCTTTAGGAGCGTTTGCAGATGATCCAGGTGAAGCAACCTTTGGTGACTTCGATTGAACTGGTGTTGGCTTTTTAGACATGAGCTCGTCAAAGGCTGCTGCTTTACGCAATATGCCAATGGTGCGAGGATCGGTGATATACTGCAATTCATCTTCTGAAAAACCTTCAGAGACGGCTGTTGCAGTCATCTTTCTAACGTCTTCATTCCAACGTTGTCGATCTTTCCATTGCGGGTTCTTCTCAAGAAGAATTATCCGACCTTCAGAAAGTTGTCTTTGCAACTCTTGATCTCGCTCAATCTGTTTGACTTGCGAGATACGATGTTGCTCTGCATTATAAGCGTTTATACGATCTTGACGATCACGCCACGCATCCTTTTGACGCACATATTCCAGAGGATCTTCGTTGTAGAGCTTCTGCCAGTCAGGCTCTTGAACTTGCAATGATTGCAATTCCGCCTGAACAACTGGAATCAGTTGAGCTAATACATCGCGTTCCTGCTGTGCAGTTTGCCTAATCGTCAAGGCTTCTTTCCTTAACTCTGCGGCTTCCTGCGTCTTTCGCGTATAATCCGCCGTTCGCATGTAACCTTCGGCAGCTTCTTTCGCCGTGATCTGTTGCTCTTTGCCGTCAATTTTAACGGTGAGCTTTATATCTTCGGCTTGAGGCGCTTCGTCAGTTTCAGCGTCGTCGGTGGCTTCAACATCAGGATCGGGTTCACTACCCTCAGTCTCTTCCGATGCTTCAGCAGCAACCTCCCCCTCTTCTTCATCAGATTTGGGTTGTGGTTCTTCGGATTCTACCGCTTGCGTTGATTGTTCCTCGTTCCCGCCTTCTTCAGACGCGAGGATGCCTTCATAGCGTTGGGCAGCATCCATTAGCCCGAATCCGCCAGAGGCGGGTTGCTCGGTTGCATTCATTTAAATTGTCCTTAAACGGCCTTGGTTTTTCTTTCGCGGTTCCAGGCGTTTACCGCATCGCCTAACGCAACGGATTTGATCTCATTGCGTAGCGCATCCACCGCACGAACCATCATATAAGAATATACGCGCTTATCCGTCTCTGACGGGGCGCTATCCTTCCAGTCCTGCGTGAATTTATTTTCCAGACGAATTAATAATTCTTCTATTGCGTCTGAACTTGCGAAGTCTTTGACTTCCCGCTTGAAATTATCAAATTGGTCGGGGGTCATATTGTCCAGGAATATTTTGTTGCTGTGATTTTGCGTTTATTTTGCTTTGTCTTTCAGCGCTATCTGCTTTTATCTGAGCAAGTATAACTTCACGATCATGATCAAACATGCGCTCAAGACGCGCAATGTCGATTTGTGAGCCATATTTTGCCTGTATCTCAGCAGCCTTCAGCATCGCATCAGCTTGGATACGCTCTCTTTCACGCGCATCCTGCATAATGGCTTCTTCACGCTGAATATCTAGCTTCTGCTGATTAATTACGACATCAGCCTGAGCTTTAACTTGAGCAACTTGAGCCTTTTGCTGCTCAATTTGAACAAGCATCTGATTAGGATCAGGCGGCTTATTCTGACTAGCTTGCTGAGCCATTTGCATAGCTTGCTCTTGCGAGACATTATTAAAGTAACGAGATACGTCTTTAATACCCGCAAGCTCAGTAATCTTCGCCAAGGCTGCGCGATATTGGCTAATATCGCAAAGCGGATTACTCGGCCCAAGCAATTGCATGATTTGCTCTTGCTTTTGAGCAAGCATTAACATGAATTGCATACGATCTTGATCTGAGCCATGACCAAACGCTACGTTCACAGATACGTCCATGTCTGCATCCCAATAGCGGGGATCGACATTTACCCACTTGCCTCTCAGGCGAAGAACACGCGCATGATCTTGATGGCGACAAATCATCCGTAGCAATCCACGGAATAAGCGCTTCATGCCGTTTTCAGCAAATATTCTTGCAATCAATTCAATACGCTCTTGAGCGCCTTGAACCGTTGCCGATACCGCCATAGCCGTTG